TGTTTTCGATAAATACAGAGAATACACTGATAGTTCTATTGAATTATACAATCCAAAGCAATTAACAAGCACTATGACCCTATCAATTCTAATCTGCACCATCCAAGGCCGTGAGGGTTATCTCACCAGATTACTTCAAGAATTAGTGCAGCAGAAGGCACGGTTACCAATTCAATTACTTGATGAAGTTGAAATCATTGTCGAATCGGATAATGGTGCTATGAGTACAGGCCGCAAACGGAATTATCTCATAGGCAAGTCAACGGGGAAGTATATTGTATTCATTGATGATGATGACATGATTGCACCGACCTACATTGCTGACATTCTCGAAGCAGCAAAGCAAGACCCGGATGTAATCGTATTTAACGGTATAATGACAACCAACGGCAAGGATGAGCGGAAGTGGTATATCAGTAAGGAATACGGCTATGAGGCCAAAGACGGTGCTTATTATCGCTATCCTAATCACATTGTACCGGTACGCAGGGAGATTGCCGTTAAGTTCCCATTTCAAGACATTAAAATTGGGGAAGATTACCTGTACGCTACTGCGATGCACAATGCAAAGGTTTTGCAGACAGAGGTCAAGATTGAGAAGGAATTATATCACTATCAGTTTAGAACGAATAAGTAATGGCAGAGTATAAGTGTGTTTATTGTGGGTGTGCTGGCAATTTAAATAAATTGACTTTTGTAAAAGATTGTTGGTATTGTAAAACTTGTGAATCTATAGAAAAGTTAAGGCAAAAATGCGGTGAACTATCCCAACAACCCCAACCCTACTACCACTCCGGCACCTACGAAGCCATTAACGTAATCGAAGCATGGGGATTGAACTTCTGCTTGGGCAATGTAATCAAGTATGTTGCACGGGCTGGGCGCAAGACGGATAATCCGATTGAGGATTTGGAAAAAGCGAAGTGGTATATTGAAAGGGAGATTGAAAAACTAAAACAGAAATAACATGACACAACAAAAAAACAAAATTTATCTAATACTAATAGCTTTTATTTTTTTTGGTTGCGGAGAACTAAAACCCAAAGATAAAGAAGTAGAAATCAATACTAAAGCATCTTGGGGAATAGATGTATTTGTTAGATTGATTGAAGTTGACAGTTGCGAATACATAGTATCAACAAGACAAGATGCTATAAGCACTATTCATAAGCAGAATTGTAAATTTTGTGAAGAACGTAAACCCAAACTCAAATAACATGGCACAACAGAATAACAAATACGCTCCTTACATACTTTCTACGATTGGTTATATTATTGTTGTAATGTTTGTATTAGGCGATAAAGAAACAACCGTTGCAGACAGGTCTTTTATTATTTGGTTTTGGATGTTATGGATGGGCCTTACAGCTCTTATATCAAACATTAAAAATTTTTAACATGGCACAACATACAGCGGTGGAGTGGTTATGGGATTTAAGTTTAACAAAAGAATTATCTGCATCTGACTTTGAACAAGCCAAAGAAATGGAAAAGCAGCAGATAGAGGATGCTTGGAAAGCAGGATATAGAGAAGCATTAGCAGGTATGGGTAGCGGAAAGAATAGTAAATATAATAACGCAGAACAATACTACACCCAAACCTACGGCAAATGATAACCATTACTGCTACATTCGAGATTGATGAATCGAAGTATCAAAATGAATTGATACAACAATACTTTGTTCGTATGCTGAAAGAAAAGGCATGGGAGGTGGCTATAGTGAATCATGGCGAAGTAATAAGCACAACTAAAAATGCACTACTAAAGCTGACATTTGTTGATGATGTTAAAGGTGAATTAGTAATATTTAACCCTGATAAATTGCATTTATGCGATACTCCCAAAACAACGAACAAGACGTAATCGAACAGTACTTCAATGTACCTAGTACATTCCTTGACATTGGTGCCAATGATGGTGTTACGTTAAGCAATACCTATGCCCTGCAACTGAGTGGATGGGGTGGTGTACTTGTAGAGCCGAGTGAAGATGCCTTCAACAGGATCCCACCCAATGACAAGGTTAAAGCGTTTAATGTGGCAATAGGTACGGCTGACGGCACCTGTACATTCCATGAAATGGGAACACATCTGAACAGAGGGGATGTGTCGCTGCTATCAACGATTAAGAAGTCAGAGATGAAGCGTTGGAATGGTACGGAGTTTAGGGAACGAATGACAGAGGTATGGACTTATAAAACGTTAGTCAAGAACTCCCCCTACAAAGTATTCGATTTCATTTCGATTGATGCCGAGGGTATGGACTTTGAGATATTGGAGCAAATTAACCTATCGCATACACAAATGGTGTGCATTGAACACAATGGCAATGCTGACCTGTTCCAACTCATTAAAGAGTACTGCAACGGTTTCGGACTGCATAAGAAATTACTTAACAATTTAGAGAATGTAATATGGGCAAGGTAATAGAATTATCAATATCCTTTGCCATGTTTGGCTTTGGACTGCTAATGTTTGTTTGGGCATATAAATTATTCAAAGATGAAAAGTAAAGTAATCACCTCCCTTTCCTCAACAGGCAGGGAGAACTATAATGAAGCAATGCTCGGACTTATCCGTTCAATAAATCGCAATGCTCCCGACTATGACACTCACCTGCGGAGTGTGGATGGCTATGTGGATGAATACCAGGGCAGGAAGATATTGCAAGGCAAATGGCCAAAGTCAAGCAACTACGAATCATGGTCGCATCAAAATATGCCATACCAATTCAAGCCGGTAATGGTAGCTGAAGCGTATGAGTTGGGTTACCGGAAAATCATTTGGTGCGATTCAACCATTCGAGTAATGCGCAACCCTGACCCACTCTGGCAACTTGCAGCAGAACATGGAATTGTTGCGTGGAACAATGAGGGGCATCCGTTACACAAGTACATTCCCGACCATCAAATCGCATGGTTAGGACTTAATAGCTACCAGGATGTAATGTCAATGTATCAGATTATGGCTTGTTGTATTGTGTTTGACTTCGACCATCCTGCGACTAAACCTATCTTCGATAAGTGGATTGAGGGAGCGTTTAACAACTGTTTCCACCATAACGAGAGTAAGAATCCGCACTATGTCAGTAGCCGGCACGATCAATCGTTATTATCTGCTATCATGAATATCAATGGTGTAAAGGTGCAGCCGTATGGTGGGTTAGCATACCGTGAGTTTATGCCCGTTGAACCGTTCTTCATTAATTGGGGGGTAAAAGATTAACTTTGCACTATGGGCTACACAGGAAAAACAATCGAACTAATCGATTTAATCATTGACAGAGTGCAAACGGTAGTAGATTTAGGCGCACAGAATGATTACCGCCATCCTACACTACCTGCACCATACGTTAAAGATACTTACTATGCCAACAAGCAATACACGGCCATTGACATTAGCGGAGAGAACGGAAGTGAACCATTCGACCTGTCCCTGCTTCACAGTTTCGGAGTACAGTATGACCTTTTGGTGGATGCAGGAACATCCGAACACGTTGGAACCAACGGCAAGCATGACATCAAAGCAATATACAACTGCTGGAAGAACAAGCACAACCTCGTTAAAGTTGGGGGATTCATTGTCTCCGAAAACCCAAAGACAGGGAACTGGCCGGGGCATGGATTTAACTACTATACAACGGATTTTTATAAGCTACTCGCTGCCTTTGGTGAGTATTCTATTATTGACTTGGGTGAACATCCGGCAATGGGTAACACAACCGACGGTTGGAATGTTTACTGTGTTATGCAGAAAACTAAAGAGGACTTTATAACACTGGAGAAATTCAAGAAGTGTGGTATCGCAACAAGTTAAACAAATCAAAGCGACATCGGTATTTTATGCCAATGAAAAGGCATACAATGAGGGGTTCCCGATAATCTGCAATGAGGGGGGCAGTCGATCGTCAAAATCATTTTCCATTGTTCAGTTGCTTATTCAAATAGCATCTACCCAACGTAATAAGCGTATCAGTATAGTATCTCACTCTCTACCACACATCAAACGGGGAGCATACAGGGATTTCAAAACCATTATGGAAGAATGGAACATGTGGAAAGATGAAGATTTCAGTTTCACCGATTTTATCTACAAATTCCCTAATGGCAGTTATATCGAATTATTCGGACTTGAAGATGAGCAAAAAGCACGGGGGCCGGGTAGGGATATTCTTTTCGTAAACGAAGCAAACCTTATCCGCAAAGCACTATTCGACCAGTTAGCGATGCGGACAACGGGAACTATCTTTTTAGATTGGAACCCTGCTGACTTCGTGAGTTGGGTTTATGATGTAGCCGATAACCCCAACAACAAGCGGATAAAATCTACCTACATACACAATAAAGGCAACTTATCCCAAACACAGATAGACATCATTGAGGGTTATCGCAACCTGCCCGATGACTTCATGTGGAAGGTGTATGGGTTGGGAGAAAGGGGTGCTGCGAAAGAGATTATCTACACCAAATGGCAGATAACAGATGTACTCCCGGAAGGTGGCGATGTGTTCTATGGACTTGACTTTGGATATGTTCACCCGTTAGCACTTGTTAAGGTGGTACACTATGAGGGTGCGAACTATGTGCAGGAATTGATATACAAATCGGGGTTAACTCCATCTGAAATAAGCCGGGAAGTAAAAGACCACATCAGCGACCGCAAACCCGTGTACTGCGATGCAGCAGAGCCGAAAAGCATTGAAGAACTTTACAGAGGTGGCATCAATGCACAGGCGGCTAATAAGGAAGTATGGCCGGGAATATTGAAGGTTAAATCTTATCCATTGTACGTTACATCCGGTAGTAAAAACATCATTCGGGAGTTGCAATCGTACAAGTGGAAGAAGGATAAGAATGACAATGTTATAGATGAACCGGTGAAGGAGTTTGATGATGCATGCTTCATCGGGGAAACACAAATAGCAACTATCAACGGTCAAAAAAGAATAGATGAAATAAAAGTAGGGGATTTAGTATTAACTCGCAATGGGTATAAA